ATTTATCCCCTTGACGGCCCTGCGATGGACGGTTTCGGTGCCCGACTCGGAGATGGCCTGTTATAATCTGTGGTTGGTGAATGAGCGGGTCAATATCCATCTGTGGAAATTGCAACAACGCCATCCCGACCTGCTCTTTCGCCTGCTCGCCTCGTGCGGCTTTGGCACTGCGCTGGAGCATCGGTGGCTCGCCGGACCGGGCGGGCGCGGCGTAGCGGACAAGGCGCGCGCCCTGGTCGCGGATATGCATCCCGAGTGCAACGATGACGAAATCACCACGCTGCTCAGCCTGCATGACCGCGTCAGCTTCAAGCAGTTCATCGACGAATGCGGAGTGCAACCCGACGATGCCAAAGCGATCCTCGCCGCCTTCAACGGACAGTCCAGTAAAACCAATCCGCAAGGCAGCGAAACCTCGGGCCAAGGCAACCCCGCCCAAGGCCGAAAAACCAAAGCCGCCACTGCACAAATGTGAATTTTGTGGCAAAGTCTATCAGAGCGAAACGCGGTTTATGCGGCATGGGTGCGAGGCAAAACGGCGCTTTCTGCAACGCGATGACAAACCGGTCAAACTCGGCTTCATGGCATTCCAGCAATTCTATCTCCGCAGCATGCGCAAAAAACCGCCCTTGTACGAGGCGTTTTCCCGCAGCAGCCTGTATCCCGCCTTCGTGCGCTTTGGTCGCTACGTCATCGACCTGCGCGTGGCGAAGCCGCTGAGCTTTCTTGATTTTCTCCTCGGTATCGAGGCGCCAATAGATCGCTGGACGAAACCATTGCTGTACGAAACGTATATACGGGAGTTAAACAAGAACGAAACGCCGCTTGACGCATTGGAACGGAACTTTCTACTTATGCAGCAATGGGCCAACGATACCGGCGATCATTGGCAGGATTTCTTTCGCCGGGTCGAACCGCCATTGGCCGCTTTATGGATCGCCAGCGGCCGGATCAGCCCCTGGGTGTTGTTTGTGGCGTCCAGTGCGCATGACCTGTTGAACCGATTCAGCCCGGAGCAACACGCCATTCTCGATGCCGCCATTGATCTGGGCTTTTGGCGCCTGAAAATCAAACATCATCAGCACGACGTGGATATCATCCGGGCGATGCTCACCGATCATGGGATATAACAGATGGATAACGAACGCGCGGCGTTTATCGCCGCCATGTACCGCGAAGAACCCAAACGCCAACCGACCCAGCGGGTTGAGACCCCGGCTGGCAAAAGCCGCAAAATTCGCGTCGGCATCGTCGAATACGAAGTCCCGACGATGGCCTATGTGGAAACCTTGGAACGGCTGGTGGCGATCCAGGGCGTCGAACTGGTCCGGCAGAAACGTCTGCTGAATAGCCTGCTGGACGATCGCGTCAATACCCGTAACACCTTGAATCGCCAATCCGGCGCCATGCGCGATGTCAGAGCGCAAATGGACACCAAAATCGGCCGCACCATGGAGTAATCTATGACCGAGGTCATCATTTACGATTATTATGTCAAACAGCGGATGATCTACACACTGACGGCAGCGGATTTTGCCGAGTATACCGCACGCTGTGACCAGACCGATAAGCTGCTGGTCGCCATGCAGGACCATCCGTTCTTCGAAGGCTGTCGGCATTGGGGCGATCTCGAATTACGCCATCTGCATGTCATGATCGTCAATGTCTTGCAGATCGTCGGCGAGTCCTCGGACGAACAACAGGTCAATCCCGCCAATCAAGCGGTGCAGAGTTTGACCTTCTTGCTCTGTGCCTTGCTCGGGCGGCTGCGACGCAAGGACGTGCATATCGATCTGCTGCGGGTCACCCGCATGACGGTGGATAACGTGGTGTATGATTATTGTGCCACGCTCGACATCGAGATCGCGCCCACCCCGGTGTCATCGTTGCGACTGATCGTCGTATGACCGACATCGATATCGATTTTGCCGATCGGACTCCGGCACTGGCGGGCCTGCGGTGGGTTGCCGCTGTGCAGAGGCGGAACGCCCATCGCGAGCGGCATGTCTCCGGCGTCTACTTCCAAGATATTCCGATTGACCCGCTCGATGGCATGGCGGTGTGGGATTACGAAGACGCTGCCGATCGGGGGTATTTCAAGATTGATTGTCTCAACAACCTGATCTACACAGGGGTGCGGGATGAGGCGCATTTGATCGACCTGCTGGTGCGCGACCCGCCGTGGGATGCCTTTGCTGACCGGGATATTGTTGCCGCGCTGGCTCATATCGGCGGCCATCATGAAATCGCGCGCATGATCCGACCAAGAAGCATAATTGATCTAGCGATTTGCATCGCCCTGATTCGACCGGGCAAGCGACATCTTGTGGGGTGTTCTCGCGAAACGATTGATAAAGAAGTGTGGATCAGGACCGAAAAATACTACTATAAAAAGGCCCACGCTGTCGCGTTTGCCACAGCAATAGTCGTTCAACTGAATCTTCTGGTCGAACAAGCGTTGATGAGCGAATAGGATCGGACAACTCAATCTGAGGGACCAACAAAATCATGCGTGTGTTCAACTACCCGTCTGAACTCGGCGTCCGGAACATCCGGTTTGAGGATCGGTATCCCGAGCATTATTGGTGGTTGACTGAAAGTCGGCTTGACTTTAAAGTCAGACACTATGTCTATCCAGATTTTGTCACGCCGCGCACCCAGGTGAATCTAGCGCAATTTGAATTTGCGGTGGAGTTCAACGACGAAACCGAGGCGACGATGTTCGCTTTGTATAGTCGGATGCGCCCATCGTGATGGCTAGGCGTTCGCGTCCATGGCGTCAGAGTGTGAGGCGTGATCTACAATCTACGCACCAGGGTGATCTGGCGCTTGCGGACCCGGCGGGCGATGATCTCTTGCAATGACACGGCCGGTCCAGCTTCCAGATTGAAATCCTTCCGACTGAAATGCTTGAGACAGTCGCGGAAATCAAATCTTTTCTTTAAAAACACATTGATCGGCGTCAATCGATTGCTCTCCCACCACCACATTTCGCCGCACAACAGAAAATCTTTGCGCCGACCTGCGTCACCAATAGAACTGATCAAATACATCGAAATCAACTGCGCGTCACAGTTTTGAACAATGCCGAGATAGGGCGTGTTGAGCATCGTCCCATACGACAAAAACGGATAGGTTTCGAGAACGCTTTTGATATTGTCATCCATTACATTTACGCACCAAAATCAAATATTTAGCGGTTTGATTTCGCACGTTTTTTGTCCGCTTATAGTGACAATGTCTGATCCCAGGATTCGATGCGTTTAGCGTACAATTTATCGATCAGGCCGAGATCACGCAGGGCCTTGAACGCCAGATTGTTGTCGGAGAATTCGCCGCCGCTTAGCAAGCCGCTTTGCCGCATGGCGCGCAGCCGGTCGATCATCTGATCGATTGATTTGGCGTCCGGGCCGCCCACCAATAGACCCTCTATCTCGGCTTCTAGCGTGGCCACCTTGGCGGCGATCGCGGTGTCGTCGGCCTCCGGGCGATCGGGGGAAGGCTTCGCGATCCAGTGATTGTGCAGGATGCTAAAGATGCCATTGGCGATGACTTCTTCATTGGCGTCTTCGACATACAATTCGACCGGACAGCCAAACACGCTGATCGAATAGGTCCGGCCCCAGAGCGCCTTTTTGGTGGTGAACACGTTTGCCGCCAGATCGGGACAGGAGGTTTGCGCGAAGTTGACAATCAAATGCACATCGACATCGCTCAGTGCGGTGTAGTTGAACGCCGCATTCGAGCCGGTCAAAATGAGGTCGCTGACCACCAGCCGATCGACGTCGAGGAACTTATAAAACGCCAGCGCTGATTGAAAGAGTTTAAGGCGCACAAGCGGTTTTAACTGGCCGTGAAGCCACAGTTTCGGATTGAGCCGGGGCTGGAAACTAAACGCATGTGCCATAGCAGTATTTAATCACCCGCGTCAAAATACCGACCGGCTCACAATTCAGCCGCAAGCTCGTATACTTGATTGAGAACATAGCAATCACCCGCCGCTGTTGAAACGATTTCAAATCGGCCACTGCCATTGAAACCGATGCTCAAAGTGGCAGCCGAGGCAGTGGCATTACTAGCGGTCCCCAGCGTAATCAGAGCGGCGGTCGGGGTGGCGCGCATCTGCTCAAAACCGAGCGTGCTATCGAAATACTCATTCGCAGCCATCGCCGGACCCCGCGCATTGATCGACACGCGCCGGTAGTAGCGGCAGCATTCCGCCCAATCATGCGCGATGCCCTTGATCTCGATCGCGGAAGCCGTTAACCCCCGTTCAAGCTGGAACGCTGATGTTTTATAGACCAAAGTACCCGAACCAGTGGCGACGATCGCCTGAAAGAACAGCATCAGGCCCGTACTCGCAGCGGACGGGACTGTGAAACTGACTTGCAGCCGTGTCGGCGTGCTGGTGAGCGCGACAGTTCCCTGCGTGATCGTGGTGAGCGTTGAGCCCCAATTATCGCTGATGGATGGCGTTTGCGTAACAAAGGCCAAGGTCACCGTTCCAGCCGATAGTGTCGCCGAGGCATAACAACTGGCCACCACAGTCTGACCCACCAGATCAACAATATCAGCCGCTTCGAGCCGCTGCCCGAGATTGATCACATTGCCCACTGCTGTGGCAGTCATACTGGCGGATAGCACCTGATTATTCGGCCCGTAGCCAGTGCTTGTGAGCAGAGCCGTGGTTACCGTAGTGGTCCCGTTTACCATCCAGCGATCGGCCGTATAAATCTGCCCGGCACTGCTCCAGGAAGCGCCACGCTGGGCGATCCGCAGCAAACTGTTAAACAGCCGATTGCGACCGATATTGCTAAATGCCGGGGTGGCGAATTCGGTCGTGGCGGCCTGGGAGGAATAGTCCCCAGCAAGCGGGGTCGGCGCGAGCAATGTGGCAAACACCCCCGCAGCCACGCCAAAACCGTAAACCGAGGAGGCCATCTGGCCCAGACCAGGATTGGGCGCTACCGCCACATACACCCCAGCGCCATAGATGACGCCTAGAAGCGTGGTGAGACCAGTCGCCGGGGTTGCCGACCAATTGATGCCATCGGGTGAGGTGATCGCGTCCGTGGTGCCATTCGCAACCGCCAGGAACAGGTTATTGCCATAGGTCACCGACACCCAAGCGCGCGAGGCCGGGAGGGACCGCACAGTCCACGTCACCCCATCGGGCGAGGTGGCAGCGATTGCTGAGTTCTGCGCGATGATCACGAAGAGACCGAGATTGCCCGCAACATAAGGCAAAAACAACCCATACGTCATCGAGACCCAGTTCGAACTGCTCGGCAAGGCGTTTTGATACCAATTGATACCATCGACCGATTTCAGCAGCACAGTCGAATTGGCAGCGAACACAAGATAGGCGCCGTTTCCAAAATAGACCTGCACCCACGCGCCCGAGACCGGAAGGGCGCGCTGGGTCCAGGTGATCCCGTCCGGCGAAGTCGCCATGATCGTGGCGTTCTGCATCACGGCCAGAAATCCAACCGCCCCATAAGTGACGGTTACCCAGGGTCCACTGGTCGGCAAAACGCGTTGGGTCCAAGTCACCCCGTCTGGCGAAGTGGCCGCAACGGCTGAATTATAGGCAATCGTCACGAATATCCCATTGCCATAGGTAATATCCGTCCAGTTCTCAC